GGTTTGACAGGCTCGACATTTGTTTCCTCAAGTCTAAAAGTGTCCAAGTTGAACACTATATCCCCAAGTCTGTTAAGTTCCCTAAAGAGATAATCGGGGAGTTCTTCTGGCCTTGCGGGGGCTGGATTAGGTGACCACCTGTTTAGGCTCTTTACGTTTTTAGATGGGGCGTTAGACATAAGACCTGCTTCCTCGTTTCCCCCTTGGGGTAACCTCAAATTCCACCCCATGCAACTTCCAGTCAACATCGGTATCTGTTTCAAACTTCACAGCGAAAAACTTACCCGTTATTCGACAAGAAACCTTTGACTGGGTATTGGGGTTAAATGGAATTGGGGTACCACCGTTGTCAGGGTTCCAATCAATGCCATCTTCTGTAGACATTTGTCTGCCCACATATACGTTAATGGTGTTGTCTCCCGTCACCTCTAGTTTGGGCCACACTGCCGAGACAAACTTCTGAGAGGAGGGATCACCCAAGTCGTAACCCGTTCGCTCTATAAAGGAGGTCATGTTAGACCCGTCTTCTTGGTTACCTCTGTCATCCCTGTATAGTTTGGGCATATCTATCTTGCCGCCGCTTGAATAGGCGGTATAACCTGAGCCATCTACTGTAGTTGTCAGGGCGGAATCACTGTAAAGTCCGAATGTTGTGGTTGAGTAACCTGTAACCTTTGCATAGTAGGTCTTGGCGTTTATCTCAGTCATTCCCACAACACCGCTTATAGAGACTAGATCACTGTCGGCAAGCCCATGAGCAGAGGAGGTGATAACCACGGGGTCGGCAGCGGTAGCCCCACTTATATCAGCCTTGTAATCAGGTTTGGCGAACACCAGATTCTTCAGGACATTATCATAGTTGCCTGTTCCCCATATTCCCGCTCCAGCATTCCATGCTTCAGAGTGGTCGTTCCAGGTTGTGCCAGTTGTTATAGCGGCAATGCCTGAATTTATGTGGTATAGGTCTGGAATATCCCTGAGGGAAAAGGTGTTGTCCTTCCAGTTCCAGATCAGGGCTTTATTGGGGATAGTAGACACTCCAGATGGATAACAGGCAAGCATCTCGTTTCTTGCATAATCCGCCGCTACGAATACCTTTTCGTAATTGTCTCCGTTTAGGTCAGAGAACATCTCCCTGCGTAACTTGTTTGGCAGAAGGGCGGTGACTTGCTGACCATTGGTTACATAGCAGTCAGAGTTGCCGATAAAGAAATGTCCACCCTCAAACTCGGCCACAGCATTCTTTGCCAGCAGTCCTATGGTGGGAGACAATAACTTGAATGAGAAGATGTAGGGGGTTCCTACATAGTTCATAATGTAAATAGAGTCTTCCTTGTAAATAAGGAATGAGTCCCCAAAAGGAAGTCCATCAATTATCTTCCCTGGGGTGTCGGTGAGTTGGTACTCGCCAGCATCAAGAACAGCATCGCTCTCAAGCCAGGTGTTGGGAGGGCTGAGTGCCGAGGCTTCCGTTGACCACTTCACCAGATTTGGGTATTCAACGCCACCTATCTGCCAGTTAAGCCCCACAAGGAAAGTTCTAAATGCTGATACAGACTTACAATAACTTGTGGTAGCGGGCCAGTTCTTCAACTCCCTGAGTGGGGTAGACCTAGATGGAACCCCACTAGATAGAGGCCACATCTGCGTTGTGTCGTAACCATTAGTAGCAACCAGTAGTCCATTTAACAGCGTCACTCGCCAGTTTTGAGTAGATGTTGCGCTGTATAGGTTATCGCCAGTAGCCGTGCTACCTACGGGGGTGACAATCTCGTTATCTGGATGGGCGTTTGCTACTGTCAGAGTGCTTAAAGTATTAGTTCCTGTATTGTTAGCACCGTAAGTAATCTCTTCATACAAGTTAGTAGAGGCATCCCCTGTTTCATTGGTGCCGATAGCGATTGTCCCAGAAGAGGGGAAGTACGATGTGTCATCCAAGACTATTGTTGTGTCAGTGGCAGACAACGCCCCATTCAGTTGCCCTGTTTTCTGTCTGGTGATGTCCAGCCAAGCACTGCCAGTCCATACTGCAACATTATTCAGACCAAAAGCAAGCCAATGGTATGTTCCACCATTGTCAAGGAACGGGTGTATATAGTACGCACCAAATGGGAGAGTAGCGAAAACCTCCTCATAACCCGCGCATTTCTTTACGCCGTTATCAAGGAACCTGACGTTATTACCACCACTCCAAACATTGGGGGGTAGTTGATATGGGGGAGTATCTTTTACAATCCCAACCTGCCCAACGTCATTGATGGGTATTAACTGCATTATTCGGGGGGTGTGGGCCAGTTGATATTGAATGGATCGGGCTGGTCTGTAATATCTCTCAATTCCTGCCGATAGGTTTCCCACTCTGCTTTTTTCTCTATGGTTAGGGGAACATCGGGCAATGCAGTCCAATCTGAGAATTGCAATCTTTGATCCCTAGAGGCTCTTACAGCCACCCACTGTTCATCATCCATACCATCCTGTACGGCAGACCAAGATGGCTTTTCGCTGAGAGTATTAAAAACAACACCAGTGCTGTACTCTGATTCGTTATTAACAGTTCCGTATATAGCAAACCCATCATTAGATGGAGTAATTCTAGCCAGTATGTTGCTTAAAAATACATTGTTCATTCCTCTACCTCCCAGACAGTCATAACCCCATTGCTAAAACTTATACCCCCATCGTCAGCATCATTTACTTTCGCCCAGATATCAAACGTATTATTACCGCTAGTAGCATCTGGACAATCAGCCGCTGTTACTCGCCATGTCCATGAGAACACATTTCCAACCTCTACGGTCGAGCAGCCAGAGGGAACTAAATCTCTCAGGTTTGAAATCTGGATATTATCTGTACTATTTGTAACCAATGCCCCCGATGTGTCCGCTAACCGAATATATGAATAGAAGTTCGCGCACCCTAAATCACTCCACGACGAGAAACTATGTTGAGTTGCATTTATCGTAACGTAAAGAACGCTTGTAGAAGAAAGTTTATCATGGGTAATCGAATACCCCGCATCAACGTATGTTTCGCTTCTGGTGATGGTTACAGCACCTTGGGTGGTGTTAGTTGTTGACAGTAACCTACTGCCCTCAGATGCGGCAAGAACTATCCATCCACCATCAGCCTCGTTCCTCATCTTGATGAGATTAGCCGAGGTATCAAACCACAGTTGTCCTGCGGAGGTGGAAGACGGGGCAGATGCCCCTGTGTGAATACCGTTTATTGCTGCATCGGCGTTGGGCAGAGAAGCCTTTAGAACAGTCTTTATAAGGCGAATATGATCGTCCCCCTGACTGATAGCGTCAGTTCCCGGTGGGTTTGCGGATACGAGTCCGCTAATAAATGATGCGCTTTCTAGTGACATAATTTATTCCTCAGGCCAAACCACATTGGCCACATCATCTACCGTACTTAGCCCTTCTGGTAAATCTCGCAGTGCTTGTCGGTAGTCGCGCATACCCTCAGTTAG